AGTTTTGTGCAAACAATAATTTGCCAAGACAGGAGAGCGGTGCAGATAAAGTCACTATGTTTATGGATGGGATTATCGCTGATGCGGGATCATGGCGGGAATTTTGGATCAATGCAGCACCTTTCAGCTTGCTTGAGTTAGCACGAAAGAATGGCAAGGACACGCTTGTCCCTGCGCTTCCAGTGAATAAAAGTGGCAAAGCTTGTCTTGACGACGGGACGCCAATAGAAGTAGAGGTTTCGGCACTTTTCACTACGGGCAATATCCTTGAAGGTTCTTATAAAGAAGAATTTTTAAGTTATGGGGCAAACACCGAGGATCTAATTGCATCTGTTGTCTACAGAGAGTTTAGAGAGCAGGAAGTCTTCAACAAGAATAGAACCGTAGACGTAAGGCTCAAGGGTGTTGACGACAGAGCTGTTAGGGAAACCTTTGACTTAAGTCAGTTTGTTACGCAACGAGAGCAAGCAATAATGTTTGCAAAACTCTTGTGCAATCAACGCAGACAGGTGAAAAAAGGCATTGAGTTCAAAACATTGCCTTCAGAAGCAGGTTTAGAGCCTGGTTCTTTCATCTATGTAGATGTTGGGATTAAGAGTTGGGACAACTATTCGTCTGGAATTGTGATGCAGAATGGCGAACTAAACTCTCCGCTAAAACATAAGCAAGATGTTGGACCCAATAACTTTAGTTTCTTGCTTTACAAGCCTGGATCTGGTGACGTGAAGCCTATAAGCTCAGTTTCCGTTGTGACAACAAACGAGGGCTTAAGCACAGCCTCTAGCTTGTCAACTTATGAAGGCTGGATGTTTGTTATGGGCAACGAAAAACCAAACAAACGAGTTTTCAGGGTTACTGAACTTGAAATTGAGGGGGACGGCGAGCTAAGCGTTAAAGCAGTTGAGTACCCTTGTTTTGAGTCAAGCGGAAAAATACGAGCAGAAATAGCTGACTTCCGTAGCGACAAGTTTGAGGTAAGCTAAGATAACAGCAATGTTCAGGCCAAGCCAATGGGATTTTTCACTGGCCGCACTGGCTCAGTTGTTTTCAACGGCAAGCCTGTAGCAAAAATTCGGGACTGGTCTCTTGAAACAACAGTAGAGCTGATCAGCACTAACACTATTGATAGTGGCGTCAATACATTCGTACCAGGCTCTAAGGGCGCAACGGGTAGTGCGACATTACTGTATTACAAGTTGGAATCTGGAGAAAGTTCGTCATTGACTGAATTCACGGCTTTGCTGGCAAAAATAATGAAAACCAGCGTCATCACCACAAGTGACAGAGTTTCTCTTGAGCTAAACGTAGGTGGAGGCAGTGCCGACGATATTAAATTTAACGCTTACATTACTTCCGCCAGCGTATCTGTTAGCACTGGCGAGTTAAGTGTAGTGCCTATTAATTTTACAGTTGACGGTGAATTCACTGAAGTAATCAGCTGATGGCTTTTTACCTCGGCAAACACGGTAACGTTCGCCTGCGTCGAGGCACTGATGTTTTTATCGGTAGCGTTGAAGCGTCTATTGGTCCTGATGATGTGAATACTAACTTAGAGCGCTTAGGGGTTGATAACGCTACTGATAATTTATTTACTGGCGATCGTGTCGATATCTCGACGGAAGATAGCCGTGGAATAGCTTTTATTCCGGCATCTAATTGGAGCAGTGGAGTCATTGAAGATGCGTTCAGTGCTTATATAAATGTAAATGAGGCAGGTGGCTTGCGTTTTTTCAATACTTTTCAAGACTCAATAAATAACACAAGAGCCAATGAAATTGATTTGCAAGCGTTTGCGGGGGAACCGATAATAGTTAAATTAACAGTCAGGGATACTCGTTTCAATATTGTCGGAAACATTTCAAGCTACGAGTTTAATACTTCGCGTGATTCCGTCGACCTTACAACTCTGTCTGATAAGTATAAACAACAGCATAGCGCAGGACTTATAAGTGGAAGCGGTCGAATTGAATGCGCTTTTGACTATGCAACGGGAACTGCCATTGAAGCACCAATGATTATGTTGCAAATCATTCAGCGTCTTGACTTAGGATGCGCCTTTGATATTGCTTTGTATCTCACGGATAAAGAGGTTGTTGCTACTCAACCGAATATTTTTTATCAAACTACCGCTGTTACAACTTCTACTGGAATAACGGTGGAAGCAGGCGGTTTGGTGTCATGCACCATTGATTTTGTCACAACAAAAGAAATCAAGCTAATTATTGGCAAGCCTTCTGAGTACATCCTTAAGGAGGATGACGATCGAATCAAGGTTGAGCAGGGGCTGGACTTCCTTCTTCAGGAAGTAACGGACTAAACTGGGACCAAATGTTCCTGTCAACGGAGTAAGGCCTTGGCTGACCAAAGGATTACGCAACTCACAGAGTTGTCCAAGGCTGGCGTTGCAGCCGCTGACGTTCTAGCTATTGCTGATATCAGCGGTTCAGAAACCAAAAAGGTTACCGTCAAAAACCTGCTAGAAGGTGCTTTAGACCTAATAGATGCCGACTCTATTCCTCTAAACAAGCTGAATCAAGCCAGTGCCGCAAAGCTTGGCAGTACTGCTGTCGCAGACGATGCAATAACTTATGCAAAGATTCAAAACGTCACAGCAACAGATCGTTTGCTGGGTCGAAGCACGGCAAATGCAGGTCCTATCGAGGAAATCATTTGTACAGCAGCAGGTCGAGCGTTGCTTGATGATGCCGATGCAGCTGCTCAACGTACAACGCTTGGCATTGACACAAACGACAGTGTCACCTTTGGCACAGTAACTGCAAATCTAAGTTCTTCTAGTGCCGCAATTACTGGCGGCACAATTACTGGGATAACTGATATTACCGTCGCAGACGGTGGTACGGGGTCATCTACCGCTGCAGGTGCAAGAACCAATCTTGGGTTGGCCATTGGCACTGATGTCCAAGCTTATGACGCTGGCTTGCAAAGCATTTCAGGTCTTACCACTGCAGCGAATCAAGGTATTTTCCTTACAGGATCTGACACTTATTCAGTTTATACATTTACTGCAGCGGGTAGAGCACTGCTAGATGACGCAGACGCTGCCGCACAAAGAACAACGCTTGGCTTAGGGACACTTGCAACGCAAAGTGGTACTTTCAGTGGCACTCATTCTGGAACGTCTAGTGGCACCAACACAGGTGACCAAACAATCACGCTCACTGGTGCTGTAACAGGTACAGGAACTGGATCGTTTGCGACTTCAATTGCAGCAGGAGTTGTTGGCACTTCGCAGCTTGCTAGCGATTCTGTTACTTATGACAAGATTCAAGATACAACTACTACAGACGTAATTCTTGGTCGCAGCACGTCTGGAGGTGGAACAATTGAACAAATTGCATGTACTGCTGCAGGTCGTGCATTGCTAGATGACGCTAATGCAACAGCGCAACGCACAACTTTAGGCCTAGGTGATCTTGCTACTGCTGATGGGACTTGGACTGATGGGTCTTCTTTCTCTGGCACGAGTTCAGGTACTAATACGGGTGATCAAACTATTACATTAACTGGCGCTGTAACAGGAACTGGGACTGGATCTTTTGCAACGACACTAGCCACTAATATTGTGGCTGCTTCAAATATTCAGTCAAGCGCAGTAACGACAGCAAAGCTCAATAACTCAGCTGTTAGCCAAGACAAATTGGGAGACCAATCGACTTGTGTCGTAAGCACAGCTTCTCCTTCTGGAACTGGTGCTTACGTTGGACAAGCTTGGTACAACACAGGGTCTAGCCTTGCTTATCGCTGGACTGGCTCAGCTTGGGTACAAGAAGCTGGAATTCAGTCAGTCACAGTTACTGAATCAACCCCTTTATCGATTGCAGTAAATAATCCTGATGATTTTACAGCAAATATAACGCTAACACTTGATACACAGGCTGCAAATGCTGTATTTGTTGGTCCTGCCTCTGGATCAGATGCAGCGCCAACATTTAGGGCACTTTTGCCTGCTGACTTGCCTGATGCAACCTCTTCAGCAAAGGGAATTATCCAGCCAGGATCTGGCTTGGCAGTGTCAAGCGGAACGCTAAACATAAACAATACAGTCACTGCCGCAACAAAGAGCGGTATTTCATTTAGCGCACAAGGTTTAATAACAAGTGCGGTTGATCTTGTCGCCTCAGACATTCCTGACCTTGATGCATCAAAAATCAGCACTGGTTCTTTTAGTAGTGATTTTATTAGCGCAGGAGCTGTAACCGCTAACAAGCTCGCAAATAAATCAACAGCATCAATTGGTGAAACTTTGCCAATCGCTGCATTTACAGGACAGCTTCATTTCAACCCGTTAGATAAAAATTTCTTCCTTTGGGACGGAAACGTTTGGCAGTCAATTGGCATCTCAGCAGGTGCAATTATTCTTGCTGGTACCTATGACGCAAGCACTAACCAAGTTGCATCTGTCACTAATGATGGATCTGCTATTGGATTGAGTGTTGGCAACGCACTGCCTTCTCCGAGCACTAGTAACAGCAACTATTACTTGGTTGTTTCAGAGCCAGGTACTGGAACATCTCCAGCGCCAACAGTTTCTCTTGCTCCGCCTGACTTATTGTTATCTACAGGTACTGCATGGCTTGAGATTGACGTTAGCAGCACCTATACAGCACAAACAGCTAATAACGTTGCTTTTAGTCCTGCTGCAAACCTTGGTTCAACGAACGTTCAATCTGCGCTGGAAGAAGTTAGCAACGAATGCCGTGATGTAGATAACATGACGGGCGGTACGCTTGATGTTGCGAGAGGCGGTACAAATATTGCTTCTTATGCAAAAGGCGATTTAATTGCTGCTAGCGCATCAACCACTTTAAACAAGCTAACAGTTGGTACAAACGGCTACATCCTCAGTGCAAATAGCAGCACAACAACTGGTCTTGAGTGGATTGCCAATCAAGTTGGAACGGTTACTGGCGTCACTGTTACTGCGCCATTAGGTGTTACTAATGGCACTACAACTCCAGCGCTAACAGTCAGCACCGGCACTACAAGTGCAGTTGGTGTATTACAGCTTAC